GTTTCCCAGTCACGATCGGAGTGAGGGGAAACTGTGCATCTATTTCTACAGAATCACCGCCAGCAGCAGAAAGCTCTATTGCTTTTCTCATTGTTACTTGTTTTGTATACTCTGCCGCATTCTTTGCAGCAGACTTAGCTGCAGCCCTTTCCGCACTTTGCAATGTCTTTGTAGCTTTAGCTATATAAACAGTACCAGTTTCTTGTATAAACTCGCTATACATTCCATTAGAAGAATCAACTAAGTCTTGAATATACCTAGACATTTCCTCATTAAAAACAGCAGAACTAGGATACTTGTTTGCAAAATCTATGCCCTTAGTAGTTATTTCATTTGAGATAGATTCTTCAAATCTTCTGTTAATAATATCTGTGAATGCACGGGCGCGTATAGAACCATATTGCTCTGCAACTCTAAGAGCAACTGGCTTGCCTGTAGATGGATCAATAGAAATAACATCATTTCTTGCTACGCCTAACGCAGTTTCTTGAGCTTTAGCTACTCCAACAGTTTTCTCATAGTCCATTGCAATATTGTTAATGGTACTAGCTGCATTGCTTACCGTCTGCCACAGTTCAGCCTCGCCAGTATTCATGCGAGTTACACCGATTGGTTTATTAAAAACCCTTTGAGTTTGACGAACTACAGCCATTTATTAAATCCTTGCCAAGTATCTTCTGTATCCAGAGCTAGTCCGTGTATTACTATTAAGGGGGGCAGTATCGCCACCACCAGCAGTAAAAGACAAAGATAGTTTTCTGTTTTGACTGTTTTGAGGTACATCGCCACCAACCTGACCGTATTGATAAATACCACCAGCGACTTGTCCTATTGCATTAAAGTAACTAGCGCTCAAAGCATTCTTACCTGATTGCCTTGTTGCAGCAGCAGACAAGGTTAAAATCTTAGCTCTCATATTAGTATCAGACGCAAGCCTTTTAACATCTGTGCTATAGATTTCTTCTTGCCTTTGTTTAAAAGCGCGTAGACTTCTATCGCTTACATCACGACCAAGAACACCAGCAAAAAATGCTTCATTAGCTGATGTAGCCATAGCATAATCTTGAGCCATAGCAGTCATGCTTTGAGTGGCTTGGATTCTTGTTAATGCTCGTTCTCGTTCTAACTGTTTAGCTTCTTGCTCGGCTTGCGCTTTCTGCGCTTTGCCAGCTTTAACAGTACCTACAGCTTGAATACCTGTTCCAATTAAAATAGCTGCGCTTACTGGATCCATTAGAATACTAACTCCGCTATTAGGCCATTAACCTGTAAAGGCAACGGCGCTGATTGACTAATAGTTACTTGTGGTGTCCGACCATAACCCATCAATCTAAATTCTTTACGTCCTGTAACTGCAGTCTGTTCCTGAGATAAGTCATCTGTAACCTGACGAATAACTAAGTTAGTGCCATTAACACTAATTGATAACGTAGAGTTAAGATCAACAATTACACTAGCAAGACTTCTAATCTTACCACTGACAGGGCCAGCTTGAGTATTAGTATCTATAGGATTGGTCTTAAGAGTAACGTCAAACTTATAACCAATCTCTGCAGTGTTTAATCCTTCTACAGCACTGACATCAACATTACCGCCAGAAACAGTAAACTCACCAATATAGTTATTACCGCTAACAACATTAACAACAGCACCGTTTTCAAAGTCTGATGAAACAGTGAAGATTCCATTGTTCGTACTTGTCGCGGTATAGGTCTTGGACATATCCATGTTAGAATCTGCTTTAAGCTCACAGAGTACATACCTCGTTGTATCGTTCCCCATCGGGAAGGCCACGTTAGCAAAAACACGATCATCTATAGTAACTGTAGAGTGAAACAATCCTTGGCTAGTAAACTCAGCCCAACCAGCACGTTGCTCTGCTCTGTTAGAATTAAACACAGCCATCTTGCCAGATGCGTTTCTAATAAAGACATAACTTTCAGAGCGATCTACGGCACCGTAAAAGGTATTCATTTCCACAGGATTGTCTATCAAATGAGAAGACAAAGAAGACACAGGAACAGCAGTGTAGGCTTCCTCTGAATCTGTAAACAAATACTCGCGCACAATAGAACCACCAGCTTGCACAAAGATAGTAGCACCATCCAAAACTTGTGGACGTATAGAGTCACTGCCAAACGGTGTCTGTCTTCTAACTTGTGCGTTAGTTGGTGTAATGGGTTTGTCTTGGAATGCAGGTACATACATTTCAGAAGATGCAGTAAACACCTGTAAATCCCTATTAGAAACCAAGTGCCTGATTTGCTGGACCTCACCAATGCTTGCAGTCAGGTGTATTGAGTCACTGTCGTTAGCATCACCAACATCAAAGTTATAATAGGATGCAGACTTAGACATCCAGATAGTATCTGGTTGCGCTATTGTGCCAGCAAAACAAAGTCTATTCTGATGAAAGGTAATGGCAGATGGAAAGCCTCTAAGACTAGAGTATGATTGCTCTGCCCAATCTGTAGTAGGTGCAGCAGACGTTACCTTGGGAGAACCACCACCATCTACAGAAGCGTTAGCAGAACCACCCGCTGTAAACGTATAGCTATTATCATCGGTTATACCTGTAATAGTTCTAGCACCGTTAAGATTGCTAGTAGAAATATTACCCACAGCAGCACATTCGGATAGTGTGACAGAATCCCCAACCCTCATACCATGATTAACATGCGTTACTTCTACTGTAGAGGAACCGTCAATAGTTCTAAGTGCGTTAGCTTTAAGCTGCACAAACAAACTATCCAACACAGTTCCAGTAGCCTGAGTCCCAGACTGCACAGAAGTAATAAGTATTTCCGACTTATGATAAAGTAAAGTTACTCCAACATGCTTTGAGTCAGCATAGTTGCCACCAGATTGACTACCCGTAGTATCAAAGTAAGGCACAGCAGCTTTGTCAGTAACACCAGCCTTTACTGTTCCAGCGGGATCACCAACAGAAGCAATCTGTGTAATAGTCTTAAAGAACTTAGTGCCAGTAGCAACACCAGCATTTGCGCCAGTAATGCTTTCAGTCTGAGCATCGCCATCTACGTTTGTGCCAGTTACAGTAAATGATATACCACTGTCATTACCACCAGATGTAATAGTAACCAGCCTACCGTACACAAACGTAACCGAGCCACCAGATGCCAGTGCGCCCCCAAGAACTAGGTTAGCATTGTTGGCTACCTGCGCTGATACAGAAATACCATCATCATCTGCCTCTGCACTAAACTCACCAATAGTTAAGGTAATACTACTACTTGTTCCGCTAGGCGTTAAAGATACACCCGCATTGTGAAAGTTATAATAAGGCTGATAAATCTGCTCTTTGTCAGACCGAGTATCAAACGTAAATGTTTCTACTTGGAATGCAGTAAGGCTCGTTCTTACAATCTGCCTTGGCATAAACAAAGGGTGACACACAAACAGTACATCACCCAATTGAGCAAAGGTGTATTCATGCAAATAAGTGTCAGAGAAAGGTAACGCTGCGCTATCAACATCAGCAGTAAGTGTAGCTGTTAATGACACTGCACCAGTAGACGGGTCAATAATAAACACCCGCACCTTAGCATTTTCCATAGAAACTATGTATTGCTCGTCATCCGAAAAGATAAACGGCATTAACCTAGCTTGCTGCGTCTTAGCAGAGTTGTATGTTATGTCAGTGTACTTGTATAAATTCTGCAAGCCAGCGCGTTTAATTACTCCACCCTCGGAGCGAATAAACATATTCTCTACTCTTTGAGCAGACGCCGTATAAACAGCAGTATCGGTTCGGGATGACAACGAAGGACTAACCTCACCGAATTGGAAGTTAGTTATCGGAACCTGTACCTTCTGCATTAGCTGCGCCTATTACTAATAAATCTTGATGTGTCCAGCCTACGTGTTGTTTGCGATTGTGAATCAAGACCTCTGGCTTTAGCCATAAGCATTGCGCCCTTTTGATCCATAAGCTGAGAAAGACTACCATCACGCGCTAGTGATACTGCAAATACAGATGCCAACTGAAACTGAACAGCCATTGTAAAGTAAGAAGGCCAATACTCTTCGGTAACTCTGTATGTATAATCAGCCACTACTTCATCAGAAGCATCGGCATCACAGAATAGATTATCACTGTAGGTTTGAAACTCAATGTTAAATCCGTTTACCGTTAAGGCGTGGATCATAAGTGAGTTGTTTGGCATTTGATATGCTGCTTCATATCTGCCAGTAGGTGTATCGCTAAGTCGGTTCAATACAAGTTGATCCGTTGCAAAGCGCCACCGTGTATTAACTAAAGCTGATTGGGCTACATCCTCATACATATTAGAGGCAACCAGTGCTTCATTGTTTCCATCATCAAATGACGTAATAGGCTCGGCACCAATAAGAATTAGTGCGCGGCTACAAATGTCAATCGGGCTATCGGATGCTGTGCTTGCCATACTGAGTGGTTAGGGGGCCGAAGCCCCCTCTCCTTAATCGCCGTCTGTTTCAGCAACGGCTGTGCCATCAGACACATCCACCACTGAACCAGTGTTAGAAAGTACAGTTACAAAATTAGTAGTCGGTACATTTGTATCCTGCACAATAATCAGATCACGAACATTTAGCATTGCTGCTGCAGTATTAAAGTAACCTGCTGTGTTGACTGTCGCAATCGCGTCTGCGGTGCGATACATCCAAAGGGCAGCGCCACTAGCGCCCCCAATGCGATGTAGTCCTGCTGCGTCATAAGCCATGATGAAGTCCTTTCTTAAGAGTTGTTGTCAAGAACTTCATAAATGCCGTTGGCGTCAATAGCGACTGCGCCCATAGACATCATGGAGTTTGCAAGGTGAGATGCTTTCTCAGCAACATAATTAACCTCGGTAGCAACTTCTGCGTTAATACCAAGACCAACTGCCGATGTATGATAAGCCATATTCTTACCTGCTGTAACAGCAGAAGTAGAGAATACTTTGAAGCCCATAAATTCCTTCATGGTCATACCACCAGCAAACGGCAGATTTTGCTCTCCAACAAAGTCGGATGATGCAAACTGATTAATTGCAAAGAGATCAGCGTACCCTTTAGGGTGCATTGCTAAATAGCGCTGCCCGTCTTCTGGCACATCAGCAACACCCATAGTTTCAAACAATGATAGAATGTCAGCAATTTCAATAGCTGAACCTGTATCATGGATTTGAGTACCACTAGCGCCAGCATCCATAGCTGTATAGATAAGCTCGTCAGTCTTACGACCAAGAGCCGCAGCAGCAGATTGAGCAACAGCTTGACGCTCGTTGATGTTAGTCTTCAACTCGTCCAGCTTGTCAATGTACTCAGGAGCGTAGAAGTCGCTCATGGTTGCTTCAACGGTTGTGTGCGCCAGTTCCATAGGAGTGACATTACCGTTGCGTGATTTAGTAGTGGCAACGCCAGCACCAATCTTTTGAAAACGAACAACAGACGCAGTAGCGTTTGCAGTACGAACAGTGTTCCGCAGCTTAGAACCCATGCGTTGATATGCTAGGTGCACATCGGATTCAAACTGCTTGATGAAGGCTGTATCAATTGTATTAGCCATTTCAAGAGTCCTTTATTAAGGTTGCATTTGTTCTCTGGGTATCCTTCTGCATCCTCAACGTAGGTATCCTAACGGGCTACTCAGTGCATTACGGGCCGTGACGCTAGAGCGTAAACATTCTTTCTGTCAGGATTGCAACGCACAAAATGCACTAAGGTTGTACCATCTTCATCATCTATATACCCAGTGGGTGTAAATCCAAGCCATGCTGCCCAGTTAAGAGAGCCTTCGCTTTCTGCTGATATGTTTAGATTTATCTCGTAGTAAGTCTGATGAACGTACCTAAGAATGTCAGGAGATACTCTAATAACGCTGCGCCAATCTGTATCCATTTGCTTAGTAAACAAAGACCACATGCAGACTTGTTGATTGCCAGTAGCCTGTAGACCAATAAGCTGCACGGATATACCGTCTTGGTTTTCTAACACCATGCACTCTTGTTCTTCTTGCATTTTATCTAAGGCATAGAATAGATCAACGTCCTCATACTCTGCCGCACTATACGGAGCTATGTCATGGTAGAACTTCATAACATGAGACTTCTGCATAGGGACTAATTGAAAGCCCCTACGCTGTAGAATAGGATCAGCCATATAGTTTGCGATACGCCTGATCTACTTGGCTAACATAAGCATTGTCACGCTTTTGCGGATTCCAATACCGTTCATCATTCTGCATACTGCGTAAAGAATCTTCGGTAATCTGGCTAGACATAGCTGAGTCACCTGCAAATGATGGCCCTTTCATCTTTTCCATAATGTGTTCTAACGCAACAATACCGCCGGCCGTTTCACACATACGCTCTATTGCATCTAGGCTTTCTTCTGGAAAGAATTGATTGGCAAACAAACTAGCTGCCTCAATGCGATCAGTTGCAGAATCACCTAACAGTTTGGTTTCTGCTTCTATGTCAGGTTGCCCTGCATTCATTGCTTCTGCAAATAACTCAATGCCTTTTTGGAACTCTTCTTGACCAAGACCACTTTCAAAAGAATGATCAGACCACCAATCAAGCAACGGACTATCTACTGCAGTTTCGGGATCAATACTTTCTGGCAAAAGGTAATCACCTTTAGTAGCGGGACGATCAGCGTAAGCCTCTCGTTGCATTTCCTCTTGCCATGAAGCCTTTAGGTCTTCTTCCTTTGCGCCCAGCTTAGAAGATAATTCATTGTACGCCTTGCCCAAATCCTCTGGCGAGTTAAATTTCTCAGGCAACCAATCCGGTCTATCGGTCTGCGCTTGCGTAACTTCTGCAGTTGCTTCTGCGGGTTGAGGCGATTCATTTAATAATGACTCAGACATCTTGCTTTACCTTATGACCATGCTGCACTCTAGCTTGTAACAAACCAACTATATATCGTTGCCCTTCGTGATGGCGCAATTCTTCTGTAGTTATGTTTGGCCCATGCACACGATTAATAGTTATAGATTTAAGGTATTCCATAACTGCCTTACCCATTTCTGTTTCAAACAAATGAGCAACCGTAGTGCTTATGATTTTATCTTGATTAGCTGCACGTTGTATTCCATCAATACCAATGTTTGCTTTCGCCAACTTTTATCTCCTATTGCAGTTGTTCCTGTGGCGGCTGCTCTTGCATTTGCTGTTGCTGCTGCATTTGCATTTGCTGCGCCATTGCAACTATCTGCTTACGTTCTTCTGGATCACGAATCAACCCGTCAGGCACACCAAACTTTTTAGCAAGATGTGCTGCCGTTTCTTCTGAATTGATTAGTAGGTTAAGAACCTCCGGCCCAAAGGTGCCAAGAACCATCTCAAGAAACCGACCAACAGATGATATATCTGCGTTAGCCTGTGCTTGTGCTAGTGGAGATATAGACCTAACCTTAATCTCACGACCATTAACATTTGGTATCTCAATGCGGCCCTGCTTCTTGAGAATGTAGATAACGCGCTGCAATACTGGCTGCACTAGCTCTGCTTGCAGTCTGCCAAACGCAGAACCCATACGCCTAGATAAATCAGCCATACGTTCCGCAACCTCAGTAGCAGACGCAGGAGTTTTGTCTGGATTGCCAAGCATGTCATTATACAACGCACGTTTGATGTTTAAGCGCATATCAGAAAGTATAAGCTGAGATACACTAAAGTCTCCTGCTGCAGCAACGGGCTGTAACCCATTGGAACCAATAGCCTTTGGTATAATAGACCCCGGCACTAAGGATATAGTATCAGGATTAATAACGCCATCATCATCCATTTGATACACGCCAGATATAGCCATCTGTGCATTTTCTAAGATTAACTCAATCGTTAGGTTGGTTGTCTTAATAGCAGACAGCGCATTGATAAGGGGGCCACGACCATAGACTTCGCCAGCGCACTTAGACCAACGAAAACAAATAAACGGATTAGCGCCATTGCCCTTAAGTTCACGTTTGTAAATCACGCTTTCGGTAGTCATGCAGTAAGCGTAACTCATATACACTTCTTGGTTTTTCTGTGAGTAATCACGGCAAACCAACTCAAGTACAGTCGTTGTATCTTTACCGCCGTTACCCATGCGGTTTTGTATTTGCTCATTCATTTCAGCGTCAGGATATAAAACCTGCAACTGGTTGTATCTAATGCCCTTACGCTCACGGTAGATGTGATCTATCCGATCATCGGGGCCAGTATCCAAAACAACATGAGGCAAAGGAATAGCAGAAAAGCGTATTGGATTAATTGCATCGCCTTCTTCCGCAACCAAAACGCCAGTGCCTACAGCTAAATCCATAAAGGATTCATGCACTTCTTGGCTAAAGTTAGAGTTCTGCAACACCTCAAATACATAGTCAGTGACTTCATCAAGGTCATTATTAACAGCATCACGCTGTTCTTTAGGAACCTCAGAGCCAGCAGTTAGATCAGCCCAACGCGCAAAGTTAGGAACAATGCCCGACTGCAATCGGGATGCAAACTCTTGCACACCAACAACTGCAGTCTCGTCAAATATTTTATCATCGCGTCTTTGCCCTACGCTTTCATAATAAAATGACTCACGCTGGGGAAGAGAATACTCATAGCACTCTTCAAACAAAGGTATAAAGTTTTCACGCTTGGCTTTTGCCTTAGCGTAATGCTCGTAGTAACCTTTAGCTATTGGATCATCTATCATAATTGAAACCTGTTATAAAACCCAGCGCCACCACCAGACTTAGATCGCAGTAAAGAGCGGCGACCACGCGATCCGCTTCTAAATCTTTTAGCCGTAGTTTGCTGTATAGTATCTTCTGTAGCTTTGCGCTTTTCTTCTGCCAACTCTTCGTTAGCTTGAGTAGCCAAAGACTCAATGTCGCTTGGCCCTTCATCTACCATAGGCGCACCAGCTTTTCCTAACGCGCCTCCAAAAACATCTGTATTAAGGGGCGTTAGTTTATTTTGAATACGCTCTAACTTTTTCATTGCTTTACTTACGAATTTGCACATAGCAATCTCCTTTGTTGGTTAGCGATAAGCACAACACAGAACAATCAGCAACGCACAATTACATACGCGCCCATAGTCCCTGTCTACGCTTGGGACTACTACGCTTGGCAAATACATCAAAGTCCCTCTTGGCAACAGATGGCCTAGCTGCTTTTTGATTATTCATCAAGGCCCGACCTTCGCCAGCGCCCAACAGCATATACTGCAGCGCATCGTGAATGTGACTAAACATATTCTTATCAGGCTTATCTGCGTATCTCTCGCCAGATACTTCCATGCGGCGATACTGGTATCCACCCTCAAAGCCCTTGATAAGCTGAGAACAACGACGATCTACTAGAAAAGCGGGTTTGCCTTCTGTCATTTTGTTAAGCTGCGAAGATACCGACTCAAGGCGCAAATCCACGGAATTAGACGGGGCGGGGAATGCTCTAAGGCCAGCACCTCTAAGTATGTGGAACGGGGTAGATTCGTCGGTCTGCGCCCGAAAGTCACCCGCAGGATCACCATAAATAATAACCTCAGAACACTGAGAAAATCTAGTAGCAATCTGCTCACGTAGAACTTCCGCAAACCTAACAATACCCATGTCAAACGCAACGACTTCATCCTGTACTAACCACCTACCTCTAACCTTTTGACCCATAGTAGCCGCAGGAGTTAAACCAAAATCCAAACCAATATACAAAGGATAACCAGCAGCAACAGGGATTTCCTCTTTAGCAACGTGTGTGTCGGTAACAAACATAGGATAGATTGGCTTGCCGTCCTGTATAGAACCCAAGCGATTCATAACATAAACATCTATCCAACTTTTAGTCTTACCTTGAATAAGATTAGGATAATAAGACCCCATCATGTTCTTGGTATTCTCTGCGCTCTTACTAGGCTTGTAGGCATCAACCTCATTCTCGTCGTTCTTAACCTCAATCATAGCAGCGGGTTGGGTAAAGAATGACCAGTTGTCAGGTTTAACCAACATCTTGGCTTGCTCTCGCGGTATGTGATCTGGAATCGGAACCTCACCAGACATGATCGGCCACCAGTGATCTTCCTCTGGTGCATTGGTATCAGCAATAACTCCTGTCCAAGACGGCCCTCCCTCACGCATAGAAGGAAAGCGACCAACGCGCATAGTACACGCATCCATAATAGATTTTGGTATTTCTCTAGCCTCATTAACCCAAATGCCAGTAAGCTCTAATGACAATAACTTCTTAACGTCTTCGGGCCTATCAAGAGCTAAGAATAAAACCTCAAGATCAATGTCACCCTTTTTAATGTGATGAGTATAAGGAACCGACCAAGTAAACTTACCCCAATCGGATTCTGGGAACCAATCAAGCCAAGTCTTAATAGTAGTGGTTCTAAGTTGTGGGTTGGTATTACGAATGATTGCCCATCGGCTTCTGCGTATACCCTTGCTATTCTTTTCCTGACCAAGCGCCCTGCGGAATACCTCAATGCAGCAACCAACAGACTTGCCAGAACCTACAGGGCCGCGAATGCCACGAAAGAATGTATTGTCTTTCATAAACGCCTTAAGCGTTTCTCCGTCTGGTTTGTATTTAAAATCAACCACAGTACTGTCTGCCGAACCTCAACATTCTATCAACAGTCTCAGGGGCCATGCCGTCAATCATCTTATCGCATTCCCTGTTAGTGGCAAACTCCAATGGCACATACGTTAGATGAACCTTTCTAACTATCTGCCTAAGTACTTCTAACTCTGCTAGGGAAAGGGTAGATATAAAACTCATGTACGATACTGCCTTACTTTTTTAGCAATAGCTTTCGGTTGAGCCACAAACTGCTTACCCTTAGCCTTGCCCTTTCGTTTAGCTGCGGTTGTAGCTGCATATTCAGAATCACTAAGAGCAGCAATAGCTTTACTAGGTAAGTACCGTTCGCCAGTGTCACTAGATCGCTTGCCCGACTTGGTGCGCCACTTCTGCTTGCCCCAATTTAATAATGATCTCTGAGGCTTCTTCATTTGTAACCGCCACCCGCAGCCTTATAACGCTTGGCTAACAACTGAGCCTTACGCGCCGACCACTTGCCAGCAGCAGTACCTTGAACATTCGCAGCCTTAATGCGCTTGAATAAAGACTTCCGCATTGTGGGCTTGGTGTAATTACCAGCAGCATTAACCGCCATTACTTTTTCTTCCCGCCTTTAGGCTTCTTAGGAGGACGACCAACTGTAGTTCCGTAAGTTCCTTTACCACTAGGCATTTGAATTTTCCTTTTTTGCTTTGTTCCGCTTACTAATTGCTCTAGCCTTCGCCCTTGCGTCAGCTTTTGACGATGCGCCCCATACCTTTAGGCTAAGAAGAAGGCGAGTTGGCTTTCCTTTTTCGTCCCTTTCGGGGCCTTTCATGTTTCCCATCCGTGCTAGAAAGCTGGCTCTTCTTGGGTTGTCTCCGCTTTTTACCGGAGCCTTCATGCCCGTCCCCTCGCGCCCCTTTTCGTTCAAGCCCCCCTTCGGGTTCTTGCCTTCCTTTCGTGTCCACGCTGGTGTTGCCATGATGAATCCTTAATACCGATGCTAATACGCCAGCCCTCATTACCGAGGCTTGCCACGACGAAACAGCTTGTTGTCTAACTCAAGCAAGGTTTTGTTCATACGCTTGTAATCCTTGCCACTAAGAACCTGATCCTGCCGCATGTCCTTCAACCTGTTAATAATACGAGCTGCGTTCTTCTTAAAAAAACCAAGACCCTTAGTAGGTATCGCAGGAGTAAACGCACCACTAGCATCCTCCATAGAACGAATGCGAGCCTCTAAAGACTCAGCACGCTTTAACAAACTCTTTGTAGACTCTTGCGGCAAATCAATCTCCTATTCAACAAAACCCCTAGAGCAAAATAATATTTTTGCAAAGGTACTTTTTTTAAGAATAATGTGAGTGAGGGATCTCTAGCTAATAAGTGTCGCCCGTTTTTGACCCCACCCCACCTAACTCAAGTCAATGCTAACTCTAATGTCCCCAGCAACTTGCACTTGGCTGCGATCTATCTGCACCTTTGAGGCTGATTGTGGCTCCTTTGACAAGCTTGATTTGCAAATTAT